AGCCGCAGTCCGCTCCAGACTTACATAACAAATGATGTCGCAAGACGCTATGCACTGTGGATTGCAGAATACAACAGCAAGTGCAACTACGGCGGCACATACGGTATGTGGCAGTACAGTTCAACGGGCAAGGTCAGCGGTGTTTCCGTGCCGGTAGACATGGATTACTGCTATGTGGATTACCCATCTGTGATAAAGGCTAAGGGGCTTAACGGGTTTAAGGCTACTAACACAAGCACGTCTAAGGTACTTGACAGTTCGGGCTTTAAGAAAGGTGATAAATCCGATGGAGTTCTTGCACTGAAACAGCTCCTTATGCTGGCAGGGTACAAACTTGACAACAACGGCACGTTCGGAGACGGTACCCTAAAGGCGGTCAATGCTCTGTTGAAAAAGTGGGGCTATACTCAGAACGGTATTGCGGGGACTAAATTTATTAAAAAGCTGTCTGCAACGATAAAGTAAAGGAGTAGCTTATGGATACAAAAGAAACATCATACAGCCAAATGGTGACAGTCACTAGGCTTAATTACAGGAGCGATTGCAACTTCACCGCCGGAACGATCGTTGGCGTTCTCGAAGATAATACTCCGGTAAAAGTCGCTGATGATTTTTATGAATTTCATCACGGTCACTACTGGAGAAAAATCAAGCTTGGTCGCAAGCATTATTATGTTGTTGCTGATTGGCTTAAAAAGATTTAAAAGTAACAGCTCCGGGCAATCCGCTCGGAGCTGTATACTATATTAAAAGGAGGTCATATTTATGAAAAGTCCAATACCATGGATTGGTGGAAAGAGCCAGCTTAAAAGTAAGATCATCAAGTCTTTCCCGCCTACTGAAAGCTACAACAGATTTATCGATGTATTCGGCGGAGGCGGGTCTATACTTTTTGCAAAAGGCAAACACGCTGATCTAGAGATCTATAATGACGCCAACAGTGATTTGGTCAACTTTTTCAGATGCTTAAAATATCATTCTGATGAGCTTAAAAAGGAGATAAAATACTATTTAAACAGCCGGGAAATGTTCCTTGACTGCCGTGAGCGCATATCTGTAACCGGATTTACAGACATTCAGCGGGCTGCTATGTTCTATGTGCTTGTCAAGACAGGCTTCGGAGCAAGTCTGAGAACGTTCGGCTGCAACAAAAAGCGGCTTAACACAGATAATTTCGCAGATATCGAGGCAAGACTGGATGGAGTAGTGATCGAAAACAAAGATTTTGAGGATCTTATCAAGGTATACGACCGTGAGAAAGCTTTATTCTACTGCGACCCTCCATACCACAAGACAGAGCGGCATTACACTGTTAAATTTACCGAGGATGACCATGAGCGGCTCTGCAGAGTTCTTCACCAGATCAAGGGCAGATTTGTACTGTCGTACAACGATGACAAGTATGTGAGAGACCTGTATAAAGACTACAATATTCAGGCGGTCACCCGCAATAACAGTCTTTCATCAGGTGATTTCAAAGAGGTAATAATCACAAATTTCTAGTATTTTTTTTAGAGAATAAATAACGGATTTCGTTATTTATGTTGTAAAAAACATACCGGAGGTAATCATGAGAGTAAAATTAAGGGCTTTGCTTAATTCCAGGGGCATTACTCAGGCTGAACTTGCGCAGGCGACAGGCATCAGACCGTCCACAATCTCACAGCTTTGCAATAACATCGCTGTCGGTTTCAAATTTTCACATCTTGAGCTGATTTGCAGATTTTTAAAATGCGATTTAAATGACATTTTAGAGCTGTAAAAAATACGTTTCAAAAATTCTCGATAATTCAAAAAAAGTGATGAGTGTTTCGTTTTGTTGAAACATTTCATCACTTTTTTGCGTTTTGCTTGTCAGTTTTTTGGATTTTGCTTGTCAAACATCAGCTGTTTCCTGAAAGTGACAAGGCCATTGAATATCATTCGTATTTTGAAACATAATTTATTTTCACCAACGTTACTCCACCCTCAGGTGCTAGTGATCGCAAGGTCATGTGGGTTCAAGTCCCGTCATCCGCACCACGAAAAGCTCGATTTTATCGGGCTTTTTTCTTTTGCTCCAGTAAAAATAAATGGGCAGACGCGCTGGCTCTAAGAACGGTTTTTAACTGATTTTATGCTAAAACGCACTACCATAGCTAATGCGTCTGTCGGTTAATATATTCATATATGCAACGAACAAATCCGCAGGCGATACTGCGGATTTCGTTTTAATTTCTATGCACTTTCTAATTCTTCTGTTGGCTCAATAAACACGCTGACAGTTCCATTAAACTCTCCGTTCATCTCAAATTTTATGTCGAGGCTTTTATCTTCATTTTGATGAATAAGAATTCGTTTGACAAGCATTCGCAAATTAACATCGGATATTGAACCTTCGGACAAGATTTCATCAATAATCTGAGTTGTATTATTAAGGTGTTCTTTTCTCTGCTTGCAGATTTTGTCATACTCTCTTAAATCTGATATCTTTTTATCAAGTTTAGCTATTTCATCCTCACGTTTGGTGATCATATTGTTGAAAACTTGCGTGTGTTCACGATCGTTTATTCGTTCGATTATTAAGTCCTCAATTTGCTGTCGGAGTGATAAAATCCTATCATTGAGCTGCTGTATCTGACGTTCATACAGCGGCTTTTTCTTTGACCAGTCTTTTATGATCTTATTGTATCTTTCACCTTCAGCAAGAATAATATCACGCAGTCTAAGTATTTCATCTTCGACCAGTTCATCAAGTTGATTTTCACGGACTGTATGCGGAGTGCAGTATTGTTTACCATAGCGATGATTGCTGTTGCAAGTGTATTCAACGTATTCTTTCCCTCGCCATTTTCGTCGGCGGGCTATGAACCCAGCTCCGCAGTCGGAGCATTTTATCAAGCCAGAGTAGCGGTGCAATTTCCGACCATTTTGCGAACGTGGATTAATCTGTGAACGCTGTTCCAGTAAAAACTGTGCCTGTTTCCAAGTTGTTTCATCAATTATTGGTTCGCAGAAATTCTCATGGCGATACTGTTCTTCGGGCGGAATGAA